CGAACACCCAGAGGATTCTATTCTCACAGGCGACTTAAGTTTCCTCGACGCTATTAGAAACCGTGGCACGTTAAGTGTGAAGATGGACGGTGCGCCAGCAATCGTTTGGGGTGATAATCCTGCGACGGGTAAGTTCTTTGTAGGGACGAAATCTGTCTTCAACAAAGTAAAGATCAAAATCAACGAATCTCATGAGGACATTGATACTAACCACACAGGAGAGGTTGCTACAATCCTCCATAAGTGCTTTGATTATCTTCCACGAACCGGAGGCATATTTCAAGGCGATTTTATAGGTCTAGGCGGGTCTGATGAGTATACCCCGAACACGATTACCTATAAATTCGATAACATTGTAACCGAGGAGATTATCGTTGCTCCTCATACTTACTACACAGCAGAGAGTGACTTAAGGGACGCAATCGCACACCCGCTGAAGTTCACTATCACCGACACAGTTTACTGCAAGTTCGTAACACCTCGTGCTTATATTTGGTCGGGTTCTTATTGTTCACTCGACGAGCAGTTTGAGTTACCCCCGGCAATGACTGCAGTGATGTCGTTGTTACCTACTGTCGAGTTCGTGAGTAATAAGGAAGCAGCACAAATCCGCATCAATGTGAATCGTTCTCTGCGTGAGGGTAATGCACTACGAGTCGAGGACTTCAACGACAATGTAACACTCATGCACCTCTACGGTTTGGTTCAGTATATCAAGGAAGAATGCCTGAATCAGTGTAGAGTTCTGAACGGACCAGAAGCATACATCAATCAAGACAGAATCGATGCTGAGGGTTATGTCTACTCATACGAGGGTAAGGTATACAAATTTGTCAATCGCAAGCAGTTCAGTGTTGCTAACTTCAACAATACTAAGTTTGAACAACCGGTTGCAGTCTGCTGAGGTTTGTGTTGACAACTGTGGGGGCACTATGTTATAATGCTATCGAAACAGTTGTTGATACTTAGGGACAGTTATTTGGGGGCGTTTTATGTGCCCGTCCCGCCCCTTAGCTAAAACGCCCTACTACTGTAACCTACACTGTATGTCTTTTTCGAGATAGATATCAAGTTCCAAAAATTTTTCCGAGGGTATTCCGAATCCACCGAGGGGATTTAAGGATTCCAAACCCCTCAAAGCAAAAAAATTCCCCCAGGTAAATTGCCTCTCAAAACCCCTTTGAGATATATACCAATGAAAGGTGCGTATTATTACTATGAACATTTCAATCGAGACCTATGAGAGGGAACTACTGATAGAGGCACTTGAATATAGATTAGAGAATGACGAGGGATTAATAAGGGATTATAGTACGAAAGAGGAATTAACGTATTTGTTAGAAAGGTTATCAGAGGAATACTGAAAGTATTACTGAAAGGACTTCTAAATACTCAAAGGACGAACGTTGACCTGAGTGAGTGTTCGTGTTATAATAACATTATCAATTATCAGTTGAGCATGGCTAAAGGATTTACAGTAAAGACTGCTGCACCGACTCCAAAGAAAGAAGAGTTTAACCTAGAGGCAGCAAAGGAAATTATTCGTGGTAAGACAGTAGTATTCTGTTTACCTGGTAGGGGATGTTCGTACACATTTTTGAAGTCCTTCGTACAACTTTGTTTTGATCTTGTGCAATCTGGTGCAAGTATACAGATCAGTCAAGATTATAGTTCAATGGTGAACTTTGCGAGATGCAAGTGTCTTGGTGCGAATGTTCTCAGGGGACCATCACAGAAACCATGGGATGGTAAGTTAGAGTATGATTATCAGTTATGGATTGATAGTGATATTGTATTTGATACAGAGAAGTTCTTTCGTCTTGTAGCAATGGACAAGGATATTGCTTCTGGGTGGTATATGACTGAGGATGGTCGCACGACAAGTGTTGCCCACTGGTTAGAGGAAGGAGATTTCAGAACGAATGGTGGTGTAATGAACCATGAGACTGGTGAATCGATGTCGAAGCGTAAGAAACCGTTCACTGTTGATTACACAGGTTTTGGATGGGTTCTGGTTAAGAAGGGAGTATTTGAGAGTCTTCCATATCCTTGGTTTGCTCCGAAGATGCAAACGTTTGAATCAGGAGAGGTCCAAGATATGTGTGGAGAGGATGTGAGTTTCTGTCTTGATGCAATCGAGAAAGGTTATGAGATTTGGTGTGATCCTGTGATTCGTGTGGGGCATGAAAAAATGCGTGTGATCTAAGGATCATGAGTGCTTATGTGTTAATGGTGTGTTATACTGGGTGGGGTTATTCCCGCCCGTTTATTAAAAAATCGCGAAAAAACAAATTATGGCAAAGATTAAGAAGAGTCTAACTGGTAACTTGATGATTGAGTCGCAACCAAAGAAGACTCGACAGGGTTCAGGGCAACATACAAAGTATGCTTCTTCATCCGGTAATCCTAAACCAAAGCGTTATCGTGGACAAGGTAGAGGTTGAATAGATAGAACAGCTATTAATTTTTTTATGTCCTGTTTGATTGCAAATCTTCCTTCACAGGAAGTGTGGGTACGTAAAGAGTATCTAACAGATCATCAGTTCGGTCATGGAGAATTCGTAAAGGGCGTCTGGGTATCGGTTAAATCGATTCCTGGGCGTGCTTTTTATTTTGAGACATACTTACCAGAATATGCGGCAATGTACGATAAACTACCTATCAGTGCCTTTGTAAGTGATCCTGAGACTCCTACACCTGATATGAGTCTACCTAACCTGCAGTTCTGGAATTGTATGGACTATGGAGTTGTATCAGTGGATAAGAAGTTCATTGGTTCAATGGACTTTGAGTGTTATACAAGGGATCATGGTAATGTAAAGGGTACTTATATCTGTACGATTGATAATTATCATCATGATCCAGACTATGTTGATTATGCTACGAGTGAAAATCCTGCCGAACACAAGTCTCATAATTTAATTCAGTTAGAGAATGGTCAATATGCACTCTATCCAAACAATAGACTACGCATTTATGATAATAGTTTGACACCAGTCGAACCAAAGATGCCTGATTTTAAGGTATCAACGCAGTATTACCAGGTAGAAAATGGATTTGATCGACTCGGAATGGGTCGTGAAGATGAATATTTCTGGAAAACTGCTAAAGAACAAATAAATAACGAAAAAGAGGAGAACAATGGGTAACTCACCAGTAGATAGAAACAAAAATTACATGCAAGAAGTGTGGGGAACGACTAGTTTGGTTACAGATCACTGGTCACTTCCTGGTGAATCACCTCAAGATACTCCTGTTGAGTTGAAAGAAGTGCTAAATGATGAAGCAAAACCTATTGATGGTGCAAAAAAGCAGGTACTTTCGGAAGAATCATCTTATGATTATATTCCAAATCGATACTAACCATTATAGATAGTATGTTGAAGTGTATCAGAACAGATGCCAACTAAGCGTTCACGTAGTTTTAGGGATATCAGTCTATCTTTTAAACGTCATCCCATAACAAACGATGTAACAATTCTCAAAAATGAGGATGCAATCAAGAGATCTGTTATAAATCTGATCCGAACCCGTGTTGGAGAGAGATTCTTTAACGATATTTTGGGAACATCAGTTGGCGATTCACTTTTTGAATTAAATTCATTTGATAATGACATCATAAGGGAAGAAATTATTACATTATTGAAGAACTATGAACTTAGAATCGAACTAACCAATGTTTTTGTCGAGGGTCAGGATGATACTAACGAATTATTCATCCAAATTGACTATGATATTGTTGGATTACCACTTCCCACACAGGCAATAGAGTTTATCTTACAACCTTCTAGGATATAATGGCATTCAATCAGTTTACAAATCTCGATTTTAATGATATCCGAGAGCAGATAAAGGATTATCTGAGGTCAAATAGTAATTTTACAGACTTTGACTTTGAAGGATCAAACTTTTCGATCCTAATCGACACGTTAGCATATAATTCATACGTTACTGCCTATAACACTAACATGGCAGTGAACGAATCGTTCATTGATAGTGCGACATTAAGAGAGAATGTCGTATCTTTAGCAAGAAATATTGGATATGTCCCTCGATCGAAGAAAGCAGCAACTGCAAGAATCACTTTTGGTGCATCTGTCAACGCTAGATCGGTTGTATTGAAGAAAGGTGTTGTTGCACTGGGTGGTGCGAACAATGCAAACTACATTTTCTCGATTCCAGAGGACATTACAGCAAATCCAAACTCTTCAGGAGTCGTAACATTTAGCAATATTGA